TCCCATTTGCATGGTTCAAATCCATCTTGGTGACGGGTTGCCACATTTCTGGCGTCTGTCTGCCCAAGGATGGACGTTCTGACCCAGCGGTGCTTCCAGCCGTCTCGCGGGAGAGGATCAGGCAATGAGCTGGGCGGCTTCCACTGCTTGGGACGTTCCGTTTGTTCACGGCTCTGTACTTCACGGGATTCGCGGCTCATATCTTTCCTTCCATACGTAGTTTTGCCATGGATTTGGCATATTCCTCTAGCGGCACTCCAATACGCTTAGCCATACTGGCTTCAGACGCTGTCAGCTTTATTTTTTTAGGTGGAGAGCTGCGCGATGCCGGGGCAACCACCGTAGCAGGCCTTCTTGGAGTCTCTGGCTCGGCCTGTTTGCCAAAGTACTCTGGGAACTTCTCTTTCATGCGAGCGTCAATCCGCTCGTAATACTCATCTGTTGCAGCAAACTGCTCACCATGTTCACGGGTCAGTTTCTTATGCAGACCCATCGCAAAGTAAGTCATTTCGTCATCAACACCTTGCTCGCCGGGCTGGCCAAACCATGAGTTTTGCCGTTTCCATCGGTCCGCCTTGGCGTCGATGTATTGAGTAGGTTGATTATATGCTTGATTTTCAACAGGTTGCAACTGCTCCTGAGCGGCTGGTTTAAATGCCTTGACCTTCTCAGCTTTAATAACAGCCTTACTGAACTCCTCTTGTGCCGTTGCAATCTTGTCTGCATCGCCTGTATATAACGCTTCCTTGTATTTGCGTTTGGCTTCATCAAGCTCTTTTTCAGTAGCGATCTGCATTGTTTTAATCAATGTCGTCTCGCCACTGCTTAGCTTAGCCTTTAGCTGTGCATTCTCATCTGCAATTTGCTTTGCATATGCCAGTGCCGCCTCACGCTCACGTATCGCCTCTTCCTTCGTACGGCGCTCGTCATGCCTTGCGTGAGTCAACTGCTGAATGCGTTTCTTGACGTTATCTGAGTATTGCCTGATCTCATCGTCAGGAATATCAGCCGGATCTGATTTTAGTGGTGTCGCATTCCGATCTTCCGGTGGCGCATCATTCTCAATCTCAATCTCAACTGAGTCGCCTTCCACCTCGACTTCAATCTTTCCTTCATTTTCTGCTGCCATATAAAACTCCTTTATGCGCGGCTATAACCACGTGGATCTTCCACAACACCTTCTACCGTGTCGTCATTAATCAAACGAAACTCTCGGTTGTGAATCTTGAAGCGCGTTCCTGAATAAGCACGCACAAGCACAAAGTCACCTTCCTTGCACCATGGGCCCGTAGGGAACTTGGCCGGATCTTTGTAGCAATCTGGTCCTTGCTTGATGACAAATAAAACAACCGTGCTGAACTCTTCCAGTTTGGTTAATGCATCAGGTTTCAAAATACCGTTGGTAAATTTATCTTCCACCTCCGGTAAAGCGCATAACATCCTATAGCCCGTGGGCACTGGAAGCTGCGTTGCCTGCTCTTCAGCAGATACTGCTTCTGACATATCAGTCATCGTGATCCTTCATTCTGTTTGCAAGGTCTTCGTTTATGCGTCTTGCGATCAACAGACCTTGAATCTGACCGCAGACGAACTTGTAGTCCTCAAAGGACTTGATACTTCCTTGGGCAAGCTGTTCCTCCGCATAGCGGATTTGCTTGTTTATCTCCAGGCTTACCGCCTCGGGGAAATTCATTGACCACCTCGTTGAATATCAGCAGCCTTGTCAATCATCTTGACCTGGTTGTTTTGATTGTTCATGCGCTCTTGTGAAGCTATTCTTTCCTTCTCCAACATGACTTTCTCAGCCTGAGCCTGCTGCTTTAACTGAATCTCTGCTTGATCCATGGCCGCCTCACGCTGCTCTCGCTGCGCTTTAATCTGCAATTCAGCTTGCTGCATCTGCACAACCGGATCTTGTTGCGCCTGCATGTTCTGCATCATCTGCGCCTGCTGGCTGTTCTGTGCCAATAGTTGCTGTGCAGCCTGCGCCGTAAGGCGTGACAACTGAACCTCGAAATCTTCAGGTAGCGTTGTATTAGGTGCAGGTAATGGCGCACCTAATTGCTCTTCAATCTTCCTGCGATACAAGAATGCTAAGTGCTCATTAATATGAGCCTGCGCGGCAGCCATCATTTGACCTGCCATCGGGTTTTGTTGCATCTGCTGTCTTAATAATGGGTCATTTAATGCAGCCATATGCACAGCAATATGCGCTTCGTGATCCTGATATATAAATGCTTTTACTGGTTTCATAACCAATAAATCCATATTCTCAGAAACTGGATCACGCGGTTCTAATTGTTTTGTAACAGGTATTAATTTATCAATATCTTTAATACCTAATACACCAAGCATTCGTTTATGAAGCTCTGGAATATCATATATTTGCGGTGCTTGTGCTGCTAATTGCAACACTGCTTGATATTGCGTTACTCGCTGCGCTAATGTTGTAGCATTTGGATCTGATACAGGAATTACATCAACATTATCATAATCAGATTGTTTAACTGCTCTACCAATTGGCGAATCAACGTCATAATTATATTCAGTAGGTAGATAATCCCTGATAATCGCTGATAATAATTTGAATTCCTGGCGCATTGAATAATGTAATCGCGCCTGTACAGCAGACATTACCTTTAATGTACGTTCTAATACTGCTAACGTCGTACCTACTGGAGTATTTGCTGATAAATCGCTGATTTGCATGTCAGCCGTAGCTGCAAATCGTCTTCCTTCATCAACAATAGTCTGTAATAACTGATAAAGAACCTGGCTTGGCTCTTTATAGGGTAGCGGAAGGATGTTATCCCTAATAGATCCTGATGGAACGTCCACATCACGGAACTCTCCGGGGGCGATTGGTGTGTCATCACCCTTAACGCGCAGCCCGCGGGACTTCAAACCGCCAGGTAAGTTAGATAAAGTACCTGCATCTACCAACTGGCGGATCAAAGAAGTGCCAGATTTGGCAAAACCACCCACTAAGTGAATCAATCCAAAGCCATAAAACCCAAAACCAGGGATGTATATATAGTGTGTGTAGTGCATCCGCTTTAATTTCAGCGGATCGTCGGCATACCAGTTGCGCCTTATCGCTAAAACCTGGCTTGTACCCTTATCAATGGTCACGATATAGGGCAATGCAATACCCGTGGGACCCTCTTTATCGCTATCCTCAAATCCGGCAAGGTCTAAATCCACGCACATTTCGATGATTCTGTACCGATCATCCATCGTGGCAGACATACCTTGCTCTTCTGCCTTGCGTTTCTCAATGTCATCAAGCATCCCTGACGGTTCGCCCAACTCAACATCTCGGTAAAACCCTGCATGCTGAAACTTTTTCACCTCATTCTTAGTCTTCCGCATGATCTGTGCAATACGCGGTGAAGATCTAAGATCGCTTGCCCCATAAGGAACCACGATATCCTCGGCCGGAACAAACATAGACACCTGTCTGCCCAGAGCCGGATCGTAGTAGACCTTCTTAAATGCTGATCCTGCTAGCGCCAAAGACCACAGCATCTTTTCATGCTCAGGTCGGTACTCTGGCATCTGCTCTGTCAGGCGCCAATTCATATCCTCCTTTACACGCTCTGCTGCATCTTCCTTATCCTTAGTGAGCTTTCCAACGATTTGCGTCTTGACCGGGCCGGACGCAGGGAAAGTCTCCATGATCGATTCAGCTTGGAACCTTACAGCCGCCTCGGAAAGCAATGGATAGAACACACCACAGGCACCTGGCCATGGTTCTGTCCTATCCTCATACTTCATACCAAGAAGCTTTAAACCATCTACATAGGTATCGACCCACTCCTTACGTGATGACTGATCAGTTTCAAAGTCATCAAGTAAATCACTGGCTATGGTCATCAACTCCCGGTCATCTATATATTCGGCCAGGTTAGCGTCATGATCTTCAGGCTGATCACGTTCCGCCTCAAAGACAATCTCTACGCCGTCAGCAGATATAGCTACTGACTCAGGGTCTTCGATTTCAATTTCAATTTCCGCGGGCGATTCCATGGCGGCGTCTAAACCCAAAGGCGCAGGATAAAGTGCAGGTTCCATCTTGGCTCCTAGTAATAAGCGACCTTGCGACGATACATCGGCTCTCGGTCTTCGTCATCAGATTGTAGGCTCAAGAACCCGCCCGTCCTAAATCTCAATAAAGCTTGGGTCATCGAATCCACCAAGTCATCATGCTCCCCCGCAGGAAAAGCCGCGACCTCTTCAATTAACTCATCAGCAAACTTGCGCTCCGGCACCCATATTCTTCCCGACGCAAACAAATCGGATACGGCATTTAGCCGTACAACTTTGTCGTTCCCTTTCGTTGGGCTGTACTCACTGACAGGGATCCCCATACGCCGGAGTTCAAAGATGAGGGGACTTCCTGCTGCTTTTGCTTCAACCAGAAATACATCTGGCTCCCACTCTTTGTAGGTTTCATAAGCCTTCTGCTTAAGCTCTGGGAACTCATACCTGTCCTTAAATGCATCTAGCAAAATAATATTGGTATCACCTTCTTCCGTCGTCCACACACCCCAAGTCGTACAAGCCGAAAAGTCCGCCCGGGTGCTTTTTAAAAACGCCGTGTCCCAACTCTGAATAATAAAATCTACCGGCGGTGGCCTGTCATGCTCCCACCGCATCCACCACTCTCGCTTAACAATCGCACCTTCTTCTGCCGTCGGCTGCTGCTGATACTGAGCATTCCACTTACTTACCGGAAGCTCATCCTTCAACGCCATTAATTCTTCTAACTTCCAAAACTCCGGCCATACAGGTTTACCAGACGGCATGATCGCAGGAAGCTCAATTACCTCCCACTCATCACCACCCCTCGTCTGACTCGCCTTAATCACTTGGCCCGTCAGGTCTCTCAACGACCAACGAGTCATAACAATAATAATGGCCCCGCCAGGTTGCAGACGCTGCCTCGGCCCAGACGTATACCACTCATATACCGCATCAAACACATCTGGCTTATGAGCAGCTAACTTCGCTTCTTGCTCTGAATGCGGATCATCAATAATCAATAAGTCCGCACCCTTACCCGTAACCGATCCACCCACACCAATCGAAAAATATTCCCCACCCTTATTCGTCGCCCACCTGCCAGCACTCTTGTTATCAGCCTTCAACTTCACATCATCAAATACAGCGTGATACTCCTCTGAATCAATCAGGTTCCTAACCTTCCTACCAAACCCCACAGCAAGTTCCGCCGTATGCGATGTCTGTATAACCTTCTTCTCAGGATTCTTTCCAAGAAACCAAGCCGGCAGCAAGAAACTCGCAAACTCAGACTTCGTATGCCGCGGCGCCATATTAATAATCAACCGCTTGTTCTTCCCGTTCACCACATCCTCAAACGCACTTGCCACCACTTCATGGTGCCGCCCCGGTATAAACCCCGGCCACATGCGCTTAACAAACGGCATGAAATACCCCTGAGCCTGACGCTTAGCATCAGAAGCCTCTAACTCCTCTATCTCCTTAAGCAGTAACCGCTTCTCCTCTTCCGTAAGAAGATGAAGCTTCCCGGCGGCCGCCTTGGCCAACTGCCTAAGATCCATCCTTCTTCCTCACCACCCTAACACTCCTACTCTTCCCAGGCGTACGCTTCAAATACCCCTGCTTACACAAACTCTTCACAAGCCTATGCACATTACTCTTACTATCCTGTAACAACACAAACCGTATATCGTCATACGACGGCCCAAAGTGATACAACTCCCACCAAGTCTTCACCGCCAATAAAACCTTAGCCTCCGCCTTCGTCATCACTCAACCTCTTCTGCACCTCATCCCTAGCCTCCTCCCTCGGCTGCCACTCTATCTTCGGCACCTCCCCCATCGTCTCCGCATACCACCGCTTCGGATCCTGCCAAATCGGCTTCTCCTTTTTTTTCTTCCCCCCACTATGGGAACCCAACCCATCTTCCAAGGGGGCCTCTTCCCCAGAAACTCCGCCACGTGGCGGAGTATTCTCATCTTCAAGGGGGTACCCCTGTAAGTCTGGCGTAAGGTCGTGTAAGTCTGGCGTAAGCGTATTTTCTGCGGATCGTTGGTGTGGATTATTGGACCTACTCGGCCCACCAGAAGCCCGGCCTGTTTGTGGGGGTGGGGGTGGGGTGGGGTCATCTCCCCCCTCCGCCACTTGGCGGGCCTCCACCTCGATCGCACCCAGCCTGGCGAGCTTTTCCCTGAGCTTGGCTGTGGTATCCGAGCCTGATTGATGCGTGACAACCGACCGGGTCTCGAAGGCGCTCACGTCCGCCAGCTGGCCGAGCATGCGGAGAGCCTGAAGGCGATCGCTATCCTTGCGTGCGGTTCGGGCAAGGTGTTGCAGGCTATCGACAAGGAAAGATCGGATCTGAAGGGGATTCTGCGAATACCTCAACCGCTCGACCGCTTGTTGCTGCTCGATCGCCTTGGTCACTTTGGGGTGATTGGCCACCGCCCAAGCTTCAACGCCTACCTGCTTTGGGTTGCCGTTTGTATCGTAGGCCTGAACGTAAGCATCCCGCTTTGTCGATCCCTCTGCTATCGCCTGCACAAACTTGCGCTGCTTTGGTGTTAGGTCGATGGCTGGCATCAATACCTTATCTGCTGGCACTCCCCGACCTATCGCCCTCACTGCTGCCGGTGGTAGTTCGCTTGCCTCGCTTGACATGCCTTCCCCGTGTGAACGAAATAGAAACGCATTATGACCGTTTATCGGGCGCAGTCAACCGTCCGTCCGAAAGGCCGATTGTCGTCGACAAATGGTCGGTTACAGCTGACAATTGGCTATTGACAGCCGACATGTTGTCACCGATACTAGCGAAGCAGTACCCAACCCCTAACACCTGGAGCAAACGACATGAACCTGATCCTTACCCGCAGCGGCAAATTCTCGGTTGAATCATCCGGCAGAAGCCCCGTTGACCATCCCAAGTCACGCTTTACCAGCATGACCGAAGCTCGCGCTGTTGCAGCTCAGGCCGCCGCCGCTTTGAATGACCTATTGGAAGCCCTTGTACGCGTTGAAGGCGCAGCACCCTTTGAAGCTGACCGCATCACCGAAGCAGAAGCACTTGCAGCCGCCGCTCGCATTGCCCTATCCATTGCTCGCAATCCTCACATCACCCGCTCTGACTTGATCGACATAAACCTACAACTTAGCGACCTATTCAAAGACGCTAACCGCTTGCACGATGCCGGACAGCTCGACATGGACACGCTTTGCGAAATCAAATCGACCCTCTGGACAATTGGCGACTTCGTTGACAACCGCGACCCCGACAGCTGGCTTGATCGCGTTGATCCTGAATACATCATGAACCCCCACCGCTTGCAAGACTAATCCCCACCCTTTGGAGCTCATGACATGAAAACCCTATACGCCTTACTTGATAAGTACTTCGACCGGTTCGCGCATATCGTGGGCTTGTTCGTTTGCGCTTTCCTTGCCATTCATGCCTTTGCCTTAATTGCTTCCATCGCTTTAGGTTTAACCCTGCGTTGATTAACCGCCCCCCCGGGGGGCTTTCCCTTGGAGACTTTCCCATGCTAACCCTTGATTACGTTCAAGATCCCGGCCATGGCTGGATCAGTGCCGACCGCGCCATGCTTGCCCGCCTTGACTTGCTCGAGCATGTATCGCCTTACTCATACTGCGATGGCGATCTAATATGGCTCGAGGAAGATTGCGATGGCCCGCGCTTTGTGTCAGCCCTCAGCCGCGCCGGTATCAATTACCGAATCATTGAAACGCATACCCGGGGCGATGCTTGGATCAGATCTCTCCCACGTTACCAACCCTGAGAGCCTAGCCCATCGCCTCGCGTGCGGGGCTTTGGGGTGGGCTTTCCACCACAACAAGAGAGAACCATATGAGAAAACTATTCAACCGCTTAGCCCTGCGCTTTGCACCCTTTACAGTGCGAGTGCTATCCAATGACCGCACCTACACCCACAAGGCGCACACTTTCGCCGATGCGCTGCAATGGGCCGCGTGCTATCCGCCCTCATGGGGCCGCGTTGTAATTACCGGCCGATTCAATCGCCACCTGGCGGAACGGGGGCAAGCATGACCTACATTCTGCATTTTCTCGGCGATACCGACCGAGACGAACTCAACACCCGCAGCACCCGATCCGGCGCTTATGTCCGGGAATACGCCACGCTTGACGCAATCCCAAAGCATGACCGCCAGCAATTCGAATGGATGCTGGACCATGGCGAACGCGTGACCAGTATCGGCGCTTATGTTTACCAGATCCGCCCTGACAAAATTAACCGGGGCCAAATGGCCATCGATGGAATTTAAATCATGAAACTTATGACCGCACGATATGCCGGCCGATCGCAATCAGGCGCACCTATCAACCCGGGCGACCGTATCGCTTGGGATGCCCGCAATAAGCACGCTTGGTTAGCTCATGAGATCGAGCCCGACTTAGACCCGGACACCGCCGAGGCGGTGGGGCGATACATGGCCAGCCGGCGCACCGTATCAGACCACTACCGCATAGGCGGCCGCGACTACTACCGCAACCGCTCAGGGCTTTGCGAAGACGCGCCCTGCTGTGGTTGCTGCACCATTTAAAGGATAGAACCATGAACGAACGATTTACCCGCATTAAAAACGATGTAAACGGCAACCCCCGCCACATCGTGCATTTCACCGACTGCGAACCGCCCGAATTAACCGACCAATACCGCGCCGACTACACCATATTGCAGCGTTACAGTATGGCAGTGCATAGCGCGAAACCATGGGGCGGTAAAGCCTACCGGGGCCGCGCCTATGGTGGCGGTATTGTTTTCACCGCTTACAACTTTGAACTTGCGAGCATTATCGAGAAAATCAGAAAGGCGAGGCGCACATGAGAGGTTTTATATTCTACAAAGGGCGCAGCCCGATAGACGGCTCCGAGATTGTCGGCATCGCCACGCTCGAAAGCAAAAACGGGAAAACGGGAAACATGATCCAGACATGGATTTTGCGAACCGATACTCACCCATTGGAAGCACGCCGCAACGGATCGGATCGCGCTTATTGTGGGGATTGTCCGATGCACAGTGATTGCTATATCGAATGGGGCAAAGCACCATCGAACGTATGGAAAACCTATCATCGCGGGGGATATCTGGACTTACGCCGCAAACCTGCGCTTATGCGCCGACTAGTCATGGGGCGCATGGTGCGCCTAGGCGCGGCCGGCGATCCTGCAATGATCCCGCT